GCGATGTCGAGCGGAAACAGGACTTCGTGAAATGATGTCATTTGTTTCTGTCATGGCCAGGCTTGACCCGGCCATCCCGCTAAGGAACGCAGAGCGCCGAAATGCTTCACAAGCTTCTCTGCCCGCGCGCCACCGCACGCGCGATCTGCCCGGTGAGATAGGCTTCGGAGCGACGGAAGCTGTCGGCGTCGGGCGTTGCGATGTGAACCGTGATGTTCGCCGCCGACGAACCCGTAGCGATGCCAAGCCTGCCATCCGGCCCGCGCGACAGCGGCATGATCGCTTCCGGCCCGGCCTCACCCATCAGTCCGATTCCGTCGCGCATGCCAAACAACGTGGGCGAGCCAACAACACCACCATTGGCGAAGGCCATCACCTGGCCGCCATTGAATGCGTTGCCGTTGGCGTTCGCGAGGAATGACCAGATGAGTGACAACCAGCTGGCGCTAGAGCCGCCGCTCGACGTGTCTGATCCACCAGCAGCATTGCCGACGCCTGCCGCAGCCAGAGCCGCAGCAGACGCACTGAGCGCCGCAGCCGCGCCCATGAGTGGTGCCGCACTAGCGGCAAGGCTCCCGGCCGCCGCAGTGAGCGCGCCCGCGTTGTCCTTGTCCTGTCCTGGGAAGAACTTCGCGACCAGCTTGGAAAGCTGCTGGCGAATGACGAATCGCGTGATCTCCTCGGCGATTCCGTCAAAGAACCCTTTCCAGTCCGCCTTGCCCTTGGTGAAAAAGTCCGTCAGGACATCTTCAAGACCACCAAGCGCGTTCGTGAAAATGCTGTAGGTCTGCCCTGCCACGTCATTAGCCGCATCGCGGTAATCCGCGAATGCCTTCAGCGCACCGTTTGACCAGTTCTGCTGGGCCTTCGCCATCTCGGCGTAGCCATCGCGGACAATCTGGACCTCTTCGCCGATGGCCTTCTTGAGTTGCTCGACACGCTGCTTGTAGGTTTCGGGGTCGATCTCCCCAGCGTCACGCTGCCGGGCAAGGTTCAACAGCTCTTTCGCCTCGTCCCGATACAACTGAATGATTCGGGATCGAATCTCAAACTCGCGCTCGCCCACGGAGATGCGCAGGACTTGTGAATCAAGTTCAGCCTTGAGTGCTTCCCGCCCCTGGTCCAGGGCATCCTGATAGGCGATGTTCGCCTGCTGCCGCTGCTTGATCTGCGCGGCCTCTTGGATATTCAGCACTTCCAGCGCGGTTGCGCCATCTGCCCGAACCTTGGCGAGCAGCGCCTCTTTTTCGGCCAGCTCGCGTGCGTTATTGATCGAATCCTTCCCCTTGAGGGATCGGGATTGCAGAGCCGCTATTTCGCCCTCAAGCGCTCGCACCTGAGCATCGGTGTTCTCTTGGGCGAGGCGCTTCTGTTCCTTGTAGTAGTCAGTCGCCAGAATGTTGCGCGCGGTATAGTTGGCCTCCAGCAACTGGCGCTGGTTAGATAGCAGCCCCTGCTCCTTCTTGAGCTGGTCCTCTAGCGCCTGGATCGCGGCACGGCTCGTCGCCGACTCTATGCCTGCGGACGGATCGCGAGCCCCCTTCGGCGGCTTGAACCTCTCCTCAATGCCCGCCTTGAGGATCTTGTATTCCTCGGCCGTGTAATGCGACTTGAGTCGGTCTAGTTCAGCAATCGCCTTTTTCTTGCTCTCTTCCCGCGTGAGATAGCGGTCCTTGAAGGCGATGGCTTCGCGCTCGGCCTTACCGTCCACAATGGCCGGGGCTTTGGGGGCAGAAGGCGTGACAGAGGGGACAGCCGAAACCTGCTGGAATGCAAACATCGACGCAGGGCCGCTCTGCTGCAATGCACGCAGGTATTGTCCAAAACGATCAATTCCCTGCTTCGCCGCGCGGTCAGCCTCGCCAAATCCGTTGACGATCTCGTCAAACGTCTCCGATACGCCCTTCTTGAGTCCGCGCCACGCCCCTTCCATTAGGCCCACGTCATCAATAGCCTTGGGCGCTCGCTCGCTAATGGTGTCGAACAGCGCGTCCATTGCGACGCGAGCAGCGCCAGCGCGGTCGCCCTGCTCCTCCAGCTTCTGGATCAGCTTTGAGGTTTCCGGCGTCAGGAACTTGACGACGTTGGTTCCATCGCCAATCGCATCATTGAGCTTGAGGATCGCGTCTAGCGGGTCATCCTTCAGGGACGCGAAGTCCTTGATGGTTTGGTCAATGGCGCGGCCTGTCGCCGATTCCATCTGGATCGCAGCGGACGCAACCCGTTCAAGTTCGTCGCGCGTGAACTTGCCTGTGGCCGCCACTTGCGCGAGGACAGACGACGCCTTGCCTGCGGTCGCTCCGGTCGAGTCGTCCAACCTGGCGGCCATGTCGGCGAGTTCATCGGCCGTGGTTCCGGCGATGTTCCCCGTTATATCCAGCGCCCTATTAAAGGCGACGGCACGCTGTTCGGCTTCGTTCCACGCATAGGCCAGCCCAAGCACAGCGCCAGCAGCGACTGTCAATGGCGTAACCATTGACGCAATCTGGCCGCCCAACGCTCGCGCGGCTGGCACGATGCCGCCGAACATATCCTTCAACTGGCCACCCTGCTGCAACAGGACGGTGATCGGACGCTGGCCGGAAGCGAGTGACGTAAAGATGTCAGTCAGCTGCGCCGGGACGCCACGCAACGCAGCCGCCTGCTGCTTGGCAGAGATGCCGTACTGGTTGAGTTGCTTGGATGCGTCGGCGGCGGCCTTCCCGGACTCGCGGATTTTGGCCGCCATGTCGGCAGCGGGCTTGACCGTTCCGGCAAGCTTGTTCTTAAGCTCGTCGAGAATGTGGGTAGGGGTGCCTTTGAGCGCGGCGTTGTAAAGGATCTGCTCCTGCCGCGTCTTGCCGAGCTGGTCGGCCTGCTTTATCAGGGAGTCAACCCTGCGCTTTTCTGCGGCACTGAGCTTGGCGTATTCGGCTTGCGCAGCCGACGACATGCCACTGATGCGCGTCTGCGCCTGAGTAATCGCGGCGTCGAACTGTTCCGTCCCGACAACGATGTCTAGGCGGGCAGTGCCGAGACTCTCAGTCATTACGATCCCCGAAAAAGAAGAGCCCGCCGAAGCGGGCTTTAGTCCTTGCTGTGAATTTCCGCCAACGCGGTTTGCTCAATCACTCGCAACGACCCGAACAGGTCGTCGTATTCCTCTCTCGGGAGGTTTCGTCTGTCCAACTCATGCAGCAGGACGTTGTAGTCAAATCCGGTCGGTCCGTTGAATCCGTGCCGCCACTGAGTCTGCATGATGTCGTTAAAGAACTGCATGGCAGGCCAGTTGCTGGCCCACAGTTCGCAACGCCATTGCCTCCCGTCGTAGAACCACCCGTCCGGGTTTGGCGTCTTAATCTCGTCGGAGTCGAGGTTGAGCCCCGCCTCCTGCAAATCCGCAAGAGTCGGAGCGCCCCGGTATAGCGCGCGTACGCCGCTAATCAGTTTCCCTTGCGGGCAGCCAGTAGTGCTTCGCCGTAATGGATGACCACAGCCCACACCGCGCCTGGCTGGTGTTCGTTGAGAAGCGCCACGGACCCCTTATCCAGCGGCATGTCCGCATCCCACGACTCCACGAGAGCAAGGAAGGCAGCCTCGCCACGCGGATCCCCTTTGTCCTTGGCGAGCTTGTCATATTCAGAGGCCGTTTTAGCCCGGAATACGACATTCAGCGTCTGCTCCCGCCCCATCGATGCAATCTTGATGGAGCCGGGGAAGGTAGGTTCCTGCTTGATCTTGAACGTCATGTATCACTCCGTCTTGGGAATAGAGGCCCGGCGAACCGGGCCTCCGGTCCACAGGACAAGTTACGAGGTGTAGCGGGTCGCTTCGTTCAGGTGCGACAGCGTGACGCGAGCGGTCATCACCTGATTGATGTTCATCTGCGGCACCTTGTCGGCCGAGATGTAGCTGTAGAACAGCGACTTGGAGCTGTTCGACGCGGTGATGCGCACAGCGCGGGCTTCGCGGTCGTCGTTCGCCGCCATCGCAGCAACGAAACCGGCCAGCGTCGGATCGTCACCAACTTCCAGATCGAGGCCGCCGCCCGACTTGACGGTCGGAATGCGGACTTCGCGGTCGCTGTTGAGCGGCTGGTACGTCGCGAACTGCTGCTCGCCGCCCTGCGACGTGATGCCCAGCACCTGCTGGATCTCGGTCCAGGTCGTGACCTTCTTGACCGAACCCGTACCGGAGCCGGCCGGATACACGTCGGTGTCCGACGTATCGTGGCCCTCCAACTCGAACGTGTTCGCGGTGACGTTCGCCACGCGGAACACGCGGTCCGTGGTGCGCGCCCAGCCCGAAGTCGTGACGATGTAATCGCCATTCGACAGGCCGTGGGCCGTCGAGGTCATGACGCACGGGTTGGCGTTGGTCGCAGCGGTGACGGTCAGGTCGGAACCGTAGGCGCTGCCGATATGAACGGTCGCGCCGTTCGTAAGGCGGTATGCCATTGCATTGTTTCCATCTAGATGGGAAAGACCGCCTCACGGCGGGCTGCTCGCAGACGCGTACTGCGATTGCGGTTCGGCACGGGTCCGCAGACCGGGGCCAAAGAGGTGCGCGCTGTCGCGGCGTCTCTCGACGGGGCTAGGCGCGGCTTAAAACTTGCTCTGATTCAGTCGGATCAGAAGCGATTTCAGCCCCCACGGGAGCCGGCCGCCAAAAAGCAGCCAGCTTGCTTCTGAGAAACGCCACTCTTGGGCTCGTTTGGACCAAACAATTCGCGGCTTCATGGCGTGTACCAGACCGAGTAGTCGGCCAGGTTTTCGTAGATTTTCAATTCGGGGATGTTGATCCAGCGGGGTGCGCCCAACATCGTGGCGTTTAGCGTGCTGGTCATCCCCAAACGCGCATCGCGCGCGATGGCGTTGGCCTCAAGCCGCGTCTTTGCCATCACCCTGAGCTGGATGCGCGCGTTGTCCTCGTTCGGATCACTCCCATCCAACGGGTTCAGCACTTCGCCGCCGACCTGCTGATAGACGATCAGCGGGAACACTGGATTATCTGGCGGCGTGTCGGGATACACCCGCCCGCCCACGAGCGAGCTAAGCGTCGTTTTCAGCGTCGCTTCGATGCCCACTCGCGGCCTCTCTCAGTAGTTCCGGCAGGCGCTTGCGCCCACGTTCGATGCCCGCCTGCTGTGCGCGCTTTCCCGCAGAATCCAGCGCGGGCCGCAGGAACGGGTGCGCCGGGATGAACTTCGGCGCGGGGAGCCTCGTGCCCGTGGTGATCCAGTCGCCGTTCGGCAGCTTGACCACCTTGTAGGGCTGCCAGTGGCCGAACTCGATCAGGTGCCCGTGGGGTGCGACCTTGTGATTCCAACTCACCGAATAGACGACCTTCGACTCGTCGGACAGACCGTCCCTGAAGGCGAGGTAGATCGAACCGGCGAGCTTGCCGCTCTCCTTCGGGGCCAGCAGCTTGGCCTCGTCGCGCAGCACTTCGCCCATACCCACCGCGATGGACCGCGCCAGGCTGACTTTCAGCGGCCCCGCAAGATTGGCAATCGCCGCCTGCCACTCCGAGAAGTCGGCACGGATGCCGGTCTTAGCCATCGTTCCCGCCGACTTCGCACACGAGGTCCGTCCACTCCTTCCCGGCGTGGTCGTGCCTGACCTGCTTCACGTCGAAGTTCTGGCCGTTGAACACCACCCGCTTGGCGGCGTCCACGTCAGTCCGATATCTGATGCGGAAGCTGTACCAGTTGATCTCCACGCCATCCAATGGCGCCTTGATCGTCGCCATGCCGTTCGCGCCGCGAATGTCCGCCCACACCGTGGCGAGCGTCGTCCACGTCTGCACGGGCTGGCCGGCATCGTCCGTGCCGCTGTCGCGGGTCTGGAGCGTGATCTGGCGGTTCAGCGCACCGGCTTTCACACGCGCACCTTGCGGTACGGGGCGAGCAGGGCTTTGGCGGCCACGCTATCGGCCCAGTCCTCGCGGCCTTCGTACATGCTGCCGACGTAAAGCAGGATGGCTGCCTTGATTGCGGCAGGCACGGCTGTCGCCAGCCCATAGCCGGCGACAAACTGCACCGTGACGGCTCCCGGCCGCGTGGTGTCGATGTCCGGCCACGCATCCACCGGCACGATGCGCTGCCCGGTGACGATGTAATCCGCCGAATCCATCGTCTGCTGCACGCCGTCCGGGTCGTAATACTTCACGCTGGTGACGCTCTGGAGCGTGGGCAGCGGCACATCAACCGACTGCCAGCAGCGTTCGGTAAAGCCGGGGAAGCGATCGAACGTGTAATCCCACGTCTGCGTCACGAGGCAGCGGCCCAGCGTGCCTTCCGCACCGTCCACATGGGCCACGGCCGCATCGAGATACAACTGGATCGTCGTGTCCTCGTCGGTGCCGGTGACGCGCAGGTGCGCCTTCGCTTCGTCCAGCGAGACAGGCGTTTCGCTTGGCGCGGTGGCGCGGGACAAGATCATTACTTGGCCTTCTTGTTGGCCTTCGGCGCCGGGGCTTCCGGCTCGACAGGCTCCGCCAGCCCGGCCGCGATCAGTCGCGCCTCATGCTCGGCGTCGCCGTGGAAAATCTCTCCGGTCGCGACCGACCAGTTGTCGCCGGCCATGCCGGTCAGCATCTTGACTGCCATGCTTCCTCCAAAAGAGAGGGCGGCCCGAAAGCCGCCCTCCCAAGTTGCTTACGCCTGGATCAGATGCTTGATCGCGGCCGACAGCGTGACCTTGCCGTCCATGCGACGGTAGCCACGGAAGCCAACCTGACCGTTGGCGGCATACAGCTCGTTCAGGCGCTGCACGACGGTGCCCTGGCGATCCGCGACGGTGTAGTACGACAGGTCGCCGAAGACCACCGACTTCAGGCCCGTGGTCGCGGCCGGCATCGCGGTGGAAACCACCACGCGACGGCCCAGCAGCACGTCCGGCTGACCGGCCTGGAGGCCCGGCTGCCAGATGTAAACGCCGTTGCTGTCCTTCAGCTTGCGGACCATCTTCGCGGTCGCGTCAGCCATCATGAAGGTCGCATTGGCGCGATACGGGCGGGCCAGCGAGTGGTACAGGTCGATCAGCTCGTCCGCCGTGATCGCCGCAGTGCCCGCGGCGGTGACGCCGAGCGTGCTACCCGGCACGATGCCGGTCGGCTTGCCCGAACCGTCGCCGGCCACGAACGCCGACTCCTCGGCAAGACCGAAACGCTTGCCGAAGTTGGTCGCCAGATAGCCCTGCACGTCGAAGAACGCATCCCGCAGCAGCTCCTCGGACACCTTGATGATGGTGCCGAGCTTGTAGTCGCTCAGGGTCACGCGGCCGAAAGCAGCATCCGACTCGGTGTAGGCCGCTTCCTCAGCGGTCCAAGAGGCGGTGCCGAGGGTAGACTCGACCGGGATGTTGCGATCCGAGGCGGTCTGGATGACCGTCACCAGATTGCGAATCTCGTTGATGTCCTGAAGCGCGGCGACCAGCTTGGTGTCGAACTCCTGCGGGACGATGTAGCCGCCCTCGGAATCGGTGCCGACCTGGAGGGCGTTCTGCACGCGGCCGTCGATGCCGTTCGCGCCACGGCGGAAGTAGCTCGACAGGGCGTCGGCATACTCGGCGCTGTTGCGGAAGTGGACCGGCTTGTCCGTGGTCGGGGCGAGGCGCGGCGCAGCGTTGACCGGGCGGTCGAGCTGGGCCTCCAGCGCGGCGATCTGCTCGGCACGCTTGGCGAGATTGGCGATCTCGTCCTGACGGGCCTCAAGACGGCCGTACTCGGTCTGCTCCTCGGCCGACAGGTCGCGGCCTTCCTTCTCGGCGCGATTCAGCAGCTCGCGCATCTGGTTGACGCACTGACCGCGCTCGGTCAGCAGCTTGTTGTCGATCATGGGAATGTGTCTCTGATTGGACGCCCTTGCGGGCACAAAAAAACCGCCTCGCGGCGGCTTGGTTGGGTGCCTTCGGCGTCCGCCGTTGGCGTTAGCTGGGGCGTCCGCCCTTAGCTAATGGGGAATCGCTGGCGGGCAGCGATGCGAAACTCGGGAACCGGCGCAGGCTCGGGCGCTTCCTGCGGCGCGTTGCGAATCCACGGCTTGGCGATGTTCTTGACGGCCTTCGCCGCGCCGGACTCGGCATCGGCGAAGCCGTGCGCGATGGCATCCTTTGCGCCGAACCACCACTCAGAATCCATCGCCTCGGCGATGTCGGCGGCTTCCATCTTCACGCGCGATCCGTAGGTGGCGACGATGGAGTCCTTGATCTGGTCCAGCAGTTCGGCGGTCTTGCGCATGTTCGCGCTGTCGCCGATCGCCATCGTCCACGGGTTATGGATCATCATCCGGGCATTGGCCGCCATCTCGATCCGGTCGCCTGCCATCGCAATGACTGACGCCGCCGAGGCCGCCATGCCGTCGACCTTGACGGTGACGTGGGCCGGATGCTCTTTCAGCAGGTTGTAGATCGCAAAGCCGTCGAACACATCGCCGCCCGGCGAATTGATGCGCACGACGATCTCGTCCGCCTCGCCCATCGCGTCAAGCTGGGCCTTGACGCCCTTCGCCGAAACGCCGCCCCATTCCTCCGGGCCGATGTCGTCGTAGATCAGGATTTCAGGCATGGGTATCAGTCCACTTGGCGACGGCGGCTTCTGCGCCGAGGGCGTACAGGTCGTTGAGCTGCATGTCGTAGCTGACGCCGTTGCGCTTGGACATGCGGGCGAAAAAGTCCTCGGCCCACGCGAAAAACTCCGCGTCGTCGCTCAAACGCTCGCGTTCGATCAGGATTGCCTTCGCAATGGAGCCGTCCTGAGCATTCTTGGCTGGGGTCTGCGGCTGCTTTGCGGGCGGTTCGGCGGCGGCCTGCGCGGCTGGGCTGTAGATTTCGTCCAGCCCATCTTTCGGGTTCATGTCCTCCAGCAACCGGACATCGTTGCGGCTCATCCAGCCGGGGCCGTTGTTGCCGCCGATGGCGATCTGGTACGCCTCATACCGGCTCTTGATGTCTCCGCGCAGCAGGGCGTCCATGTTGAACTTGACGAAATACTTGCCGCGCTCCAGCGGCCCGAACAGGTCGCGGTTGGCGCTGTCCTCGATGCGCTTGAGCCACGGCAGCAGCGTGCGGGTGACGAACTCCAGCGACTGGTGCTCGATGTTTGAGAACGTCGCCTTGTCCAGCTCGTTGAGCATGTGCAGCGGAATGCGGTAAATCCTTGCAACCTCCGCGATCTGCATCTTCTGGTTGGCGATGAACTCCAGATCGACCAGGTTCATGCCGATGGCGTTGAACTTCGCTCCAGCCTCCAGCACGAGTGGCTTGTTGGCATTAAGTCGGCCACCGTGGTTCTGCTGGAAATCCGCCTTGAAGTTCTGGAAGGCCGTTTCCGACCATTCCGTGGGCACTTCAATGGTCGAGCCGACCATCGCGCCGTTCGCAAACATGCGCGAGCCATGCTCGTTCAGCGTCATCGCATAGCCGATGGCCTCGCGATGGACCGCAATCGGGTTCAGGCCCGACACGCCATCCGTGCCGAAGCCGCGCGTGTACCAGATATGCGACTTCGGATAGACCCTCGCGGCGCCCGGCTCCTGGTAATCGAATACCAGTCGCCCCGCCGCATCGCGGTCAAGGTGCATGAACTGCGGCCGGAGCGGGTTGATCGACCCGATGTCGCCGCGCCCGTTGATTTCCAGCGCCCCGTAGGCGTTGCCTCGCAGGCCGAGGCAGGCCATGCGGAACTCGATGGCCTCAAATGCCGTCTGCTCGTCGTTCGGCGCAACGTGCAGCAGCGTGTGGACGCGATGGTCCGTCGCCACTTCCTTGCCGCCGTTCGGGAGCCGGCGATAAACGTTCATCGGCAGCGAGGCCACCGATTCTGCGAGGGTCAACACGCAGGCGTACACCGACGACAGCGCCAGCGCCGTTTCCGGCGTCACGGTCTGCCCGGAAATAGACGGCCCGAACGCCGGCATCTGCCGCCACCACTCCGGCTCGCGAAGCGTGGCATTGCGCGCACGGCCCATCTGCGCCGCAGCCTCCATCGCCGCAGCCATTTCCTCCCGAGTTGCTTTAGTCACAGCGTCCTAATCCCTCGGGTTTCGTATGGGTTGCGCTCTGGGGCCTGCGCACTCGCCGCCTTGCCCATCGCCATAGCCAATGCCACCAGGCCGTCTATGCGGCCGGTCGCCTTAGATTTGTCCAGCTTCCGGCCGTCCGCCGGGTCGCGCACTGCAATCGCGTTCGCGGCGTTCCACCGCAGGATCGGGTGCCCGCCATGCAACAGACGGACGTTCAATAGTTCGGTCTCCAGCGCCTCCAGCGCCGGGGTCATGTCCTTGAAGCCCTGCCCGTGCGGTTCCAGCGGCAACTCGCGACCCAGGCGCTTCAACTCGGCCACCAGCACGTCAATGCGCCAGCGGTCGAAGGCCACCGCCTGCACCGGGTAGGTGTCGCAAAGGTCCAGCAGTCGCTCCGCAACCCAGGCGTATTCCACCGACAGGCCGGGCGTGAGCGTCAGCAGACCCTGTGCAGACCACACGTCATACGGCGCGCGGTCGCGGTGGGCGCGGTCATGCACGCCGTCCTGCGGCGCAAAGAAGTGCGGCCTGACATGCCAAACGCCGCTCTCGCGGTCCTTGGCGACCATGACCAAGGCGGTCAGGTCGTTGCGGGCCGACAAGTCCAACCCGATGAAGCACGGCCCCTTGCGGAACACGTCCTCGTCCGGCCCGCCCGAACAGGCATCCCATACCGACCGGGACACAAACGGGTTGTGCACCGTGACACGCTGGTTGAGGATCAGGTTGCGGTACGCCGATTCGCGTGACGGCATCCGCCGCGCCGCCTCAGCCTGCCGCCGGCACTCGTCCGCGTTGAGGAAGTCCCCGTAGGCCGGATTCGCGGCCCGTATCGCCTCCTCGGAAAACGGGTCCAAATCATCCGGCGCGGTGTACAGCGCCACCTTGATGGTCGGATCGTCACCCCTCAGCGCGTCATCGATCAGGATCGACAACAGGTCCGCATCGGTCGGAGCCTGGGTCGAAATAATCAGCGTCAGCGGATTCTCGTGGGCACCCTGGGCGGTATCGATGGCCTCGTAGAAGTCGTCGCGAGGGCCGCGCACCTGGCCCAGCTCGTCATGCACAGCCAGTGCCGGAGAACGACCAAGATTGGTAGCAGCGTCGGCCGATAGCGCCTTGTAGATCGTCCCCAATTCAACGCACAGCAATTCCTTCGCTGTGTCTCGGATCAGAACTGCATCACGAAGGTCCGGTGATAGGCGGGCGCACTTGCTCGCGTACCGAAACACCATGGACGCCTGATCGCGAGAACGGGCGCCAGAGACAACTTCCGAGTTGAGGACTGCCTCCGGACCACAGGTGTGGAGCAGCACCACAAACGCAATCAGCGCCGTTTTGCCGTTCTTTCGCCCAAACGACACGATCATCGTCCGAGTCGGCGTGTCGTACAGCCGCCTAAGCTCCTTCTTCTGCCACGGCCGGAGTCGAACCGGCTTCCCTACATCCTTCCCCTCCGGGACACGACAGTACGTCTCGATCCACGCAATGTTGCGCTCGCCGCGCGTCAGGCGTTTTGGCCGAACTGCCACGGCTTGGCGCCTTCCTTGGACTTGTTGTTCGCCGTGTTGGCCGCCTGCGGGGTGTACCGGCTCTGCTGGGTCAGCCGCAGCTTCGTCGCGATCGAGGTAGCGCGCTTAGCCTCCTTGTCCCGCATGTTCAGGAGGTCTTTCAGGCTGTGGTCGGCAGTTCCGGCTAGGGTCGCCTCGATCTCCAGCGCCAGGCGGTTACCCATGTCCACCGCGCGGACGTACTCGACCAGCAGCGGAGCGTTATCAGCGGCGAACCAGTCAACTGGCTTGCCTGCAACGATCTCGCGCCACAGCGCAGCCTGGCTCTCGGTGAGATCCTGGGGCGGTGCCATCCGCTGCGGCAGCGAAGTCGCCACAACAGACAGGGCAGCCGTCGATTTGCGGCCCCTGCCTTCCATTTTTGTCGCCTACCTGAATGAAATTGTTACGGTTATTGCGAGGAAGGGTGGACGGGCGGTCAGGAGGCCAATCGGCCTAGACTTTATGCCCCCCCCTACTCGTTCCAATAGTGCCCTGCGTCCAGCGGGAGGCCATCTGTGCCGCACCCACGCAACACACCACTCGCCTCTAGCGCTTTCTTTGCGCCGTCGTGGCAGCGCTTACAGAGCGATTTAAGTGGGTTGTGCCAGAATGCATGCACATCGCCCCTATGAGGCGGGTCGTGGTCAGCGACCGTTGCCGCCGTCACCCTGCCAGCCTGACTGCACATCCAGCACAGCGGCTCCTTGGATAGCTGCGCCTCCCTCTTCTTCAGCCACCTGGGCGTGCAGTACAGGTGATGCAGTGGGCTCGCGTTTGCCAAACACCCGCTCCCAATTCGCCTCTACCAGCGCAGTGTTCTCGCGCCTGCGCTTGCTGCCCTTACCGCTCATGCGCGCTGCACCAGGCCCCAATCATCTAGCGCGCCGAAATCAGGGGCATCTGCCACCAATCCGCGTCCTCCCCACTGCCCGTATGGACTGCTCGGGTGGAACATCGGCTGCTCTGCCCGCCATGTGGCTCGCGAAATATGGGGCCATGCCGGGGTTGATTCGTCCTTGGCATACCACCGCGCCCACTCAGGAGCTACCGACCAGTCCACGCACTCCGGCGACCGCATAGAGCAGATCACGGCAACCTCCATCCATACAGCGCCAGCACGATGGCTCGGGTCATGGCGTTGTGGCGGTAGTTCAATTCAGCACCTTCTTCTGCGCCGCCTTCTTGGCAAATGCGTCCGCAGCCTCTTGGAACAGGTCGGCCACTTCTTCGTCAGCAATCGATGGGCCTGCGTAACTGTATTCCCCGCTATCCCGCAGGATTACGCACACCGCCACGTCGCCGGCCTCCTGGTACTCACGGAGAACTTCTTTCAGGCGGTCGTCGCGGGTTGGCATCACTTCCTCAAACCGCACTGGCCATACAGCCGGATAACCTCACTGATCCAAATGGACCAGTCATCCGCACTCTCTGCGGCAGGAGGTTCCGGCAACTCAGGGCACGGCGCGGATGGCGTCGTTGGTTTGACGTACTTGGTCCCGCAGCCCGTCAGCAACAGGCTTGCTAAGAGAACAGCCGGAAGGATTCGACCTGACACGCTCCACCACCCTTGGCGGCAGACTTGCCAGCCGGTCCACTTCTTTCTGAGCCGCGCGACGTTCCTCATTGGCCTTCGCATTGTCTGCAATGGCCTGAGCCAGCGCCTTGTTCTCTTTCGCCAGTGCGGCACGTTCGCACCGCGCCTTGGCGTTGCTCCCGCCGTACACGTAGCAGGCGGCGCAGACCGCCACGAACGCCCCCAGCTTGATCCATGCGATATATGGGGTCTGCGGACTAAGTGAGATCATCGCGCCGCCAGGAACGTACAGCCGTACTCGTCGCTCACCGCGCTCACGATTCCAACCAACTCGCCGGCATCGGAGAACAGGCCACTTCCCGAGTCGCCGTGGCAGGTAGTGGCGTCAACCACGAACCCGTCCGCATAGACGACAGCCACGTGGCCCTCGCGGTACACGAACGGGAAGCCCAAAGGCTGGCCCCAGAATCGCACTCGCTCGCCCTGCTTGGCCTTGCCCGGCTTCGCCCATTTGGCGAACGTCACGCCAGAGAGCGTCACACGCACCCGGTCAACGCCTGTTGCGCGGGACGCAACAATCGTCGGGCTTCCCACCCTCCCGGCGAGATTGCTGATCGTCTGCAACCTGAATTGCAGGCAATGCGCCGCCGTCTCGATCTCGTGCGGGCCCACCGCCGTAGCACCGCAAACGATGCCCTTGTCCCCGTTCGTCGCGAACAGCCGTAGGGCAAATTCGCTGGGGTCAACCACCGGGCGCGCTTCTGCGCACCCCGCAATCAGCAGAGTGAGCAGTAGCGCAGCCAGTTTCATGTCATTTCACCAAGCCAATTGCCGAAGAAAACCATTCAGCAGCGGGCAGAAAGCCCATCAGGACGAAGATCGCACCCAACACAATCAACCTTCCCCGTAGCCCGTGCGGACTCGCTGGCTGTAGCGGTTTTCGTCCATCAGGCACCCCAAAAATCGTCATCCGGGTCATAGTCGATCCCGGCCCACGCCTCTACGCGGTCAGCCAGCGAGAACAGGTAAAGCGTCCGCAAGGTCCAAGCCAGAACCATTGCGGCGGCGACTTTCACAACCTGCCCTCACACATGGCGCGCTCATCGGCACGCCTCAGCACTAGCCCGCGATACACACGGCCACCGGCGTACTTCCACTTGTCCAACTCGGCGCAGGCCCCGGCCCAATCGCCGCCGTTCGCCTTGCGCTGCAACGTGGAACCACAGACACCCCTGGGGCCGACGTTGAACACCAGCGACACCAGCGCCGCCTCCTGGTGCGGCTTCATCGGCACCCGGATGCACCGCCGGACATGGGAGTCAGCCTCCGCCATGTCGATTTCCAGCAGCTTTTTGCACTCGGCCACCGAATATGTACGCCCCGGCACCACGTCAGGCCCCGTGTGGCCGTAGCAAACAGTCCATACGCCAACCACATCACGGTACGGCGGGTACCGAACGCCCTCCCACTTGGCGACCACCACGGCAGCCAGCGCCAGAACGGCCGCAGCGCCACCAGCGGCAATCTTCGCCTTACTCACGCCGCAATTCTTCCAGCCGGGCCGTGTGCAACTCTGACTCCCTGCGGTCGGAACGGCGCTTGTAGTAGAACTGGATGCACAGACCGATCACCGCCACCAGAAGGCCCCCAAGGGCCGCAAGCTCGCTAATCCCCATGTACCAAAACAGCACGGTGGACCCGCCACCACCTACCGCCATGTTCTTGCCAATGGCGGCCATCACAGCATCTTGAGCCAGTTCGTCTTTCACCACGGTTGTCCTGTTGTGCGCCGTGGCGCTGAATAGAAAGGACCGCCCCTGTCAGACCCGCCGCTTTTCTGGCTGGTGGATGGGCACGGCCCGGTGGTTCCTACTGCGCGGACTGGCCGCATGTCAGAGCCGTTGCCCCGCCCCTACGTGCGCACGTATAGCGGGAGCCGCGCGGCCGAATGCGCCAATGCGGGAACAGGCTGGAGACCCAGCAACGGCCCGCTGAACCCTGCGGCTAACTCAGGTCCAACTCTTGAAATCCTCGGCAAATTGGCGCAATTCGCGCCTATTGCGCCAACTTCTGGCGCGATTACTTCGCCTTCCGCGCCTTGCGCTTCACTGCACGCGCCTCACGGGCGCAGGCGTCGCCTTCTTGGCGATCTGCTCCGGCGTCATCCACTGCCCCGTCGCCGGATGCAGGATCGCCAGCGCGCAGTTCTCGCCGAACGTCACGGCAGAGCCGCGCGGGTCATTGATCCCCAGCTTTTCCAGCCAATAGGCGATGAAGTCGTATCTGCCGTTGACGCAATCCAGAGAGCCGTCCGGCCCCTGCATCATTTCTTCGGCTGGCTCGTCCGCGCCTACAAACTCGATTTCCGGTTCGTCGGTCATGGGGCGGCTCCGGTTGATAAGTGCCGGGTACGGATCCGGCTTGGCCTCGGCGTTCGCGGCGTTGCCAACGTAGTCACCCGCTAGCGGGCGGCGGGTTTCTGGCGCGACCCAGCACCCGGCAGACTCATGGCTGCGGGTAGCACCCCGCCAGCCATGATAGGTGCCCCGCGCGCTTGTGGCGGCGACCCTGCTGGTCGGCGCTGCTCGTCAGCGAGCGGCGGTTTGAATCAGGGGCGGGGCGGGATGCAATGCACCCCAAGATGTTAGGGCGCACCTCTCTCCGCGCGCCCGTTTCTTTGATTTTACCAGCCGCGGCTAGCAGCCCGTCCCACTTAAGCGGGCTTTCCTGCGGCGCTTTAACTTGGCGTATTGGTCGCGCTTAGCCGTGACCAATGCGTCGCGAATCTCGGAATAGTTGATCGATTTCAAGGTCCAGCGACCCTTGCCAGAGACGTGATTTAGAACTGCCGGGATGGCCCCGCGCCACACGCGCTCATGCTCAGGGTCGGACAGGTCGAAACAAAACCACTCGCCCTGCGAGCGATAGACCTGCATCGCAAGATGAATCAGCCGCTCAGCCTCGCGGGCAACTTCCGTGGTCGGAACTCTGGCGTAGGCGACATCGCCAATCTGCACGGGGCACCCGGTCTGTAGGCCAGCCATCCGGTTCACCAGCTCAGTGGTGTGCCCAACCTTGACGAACTTGGAACCGCCCAACTCCGCGATGGCGGCGTACACCACCGGCCCCGTCATGTCCCGTCGGAAGTCGCTGTATGCGTACCTCTTACGCACTCACCCACTCCCGCCCGGTCGCCGTTTCCCACCGTGCGATGAAGTCACGACTGAACCTCTCTGCAAGGCACTCGGTCACGTCCAAACGGAACCCCGCGATCAGGTCGCAGGCTTGGCGCTGAACCTCATCCCTCACCCGCTGGTATGCCTGCTTCCCGCAATGGAACGCCTCACACCGCTTGCCAATGCCCGGCACGTCATCTGACAGATGCGGCCACATCGCCATGACCAGCCCGTCTCTGGCTGCCTGGTGGCCCCAGTCCGACCGGTAGCTCTCCACCATGCTGCGCTTGCGCTGGCCGCTGCCCTTGCTGCCGACAAACTCCACGGCCGTTCGGTAGCCCCACTCCTTGATGACGCGAGCAGCGCGAACGTCCTCCGTGACACTGGCGATGTAGAGATGCTGAGAGACTTCATCCGCCGCCACGATGTTTGCCAGCGGCAGCGCCCAGCCAACCTCCTCGTCCTGTACGCCCCACCAGAATGCGGCGACACGCTGGTCTGTGTCGGGAGGCAAGTAGCCCTCATGCAGCCCGGCCAGCTTGGCGACGATTGAGTCTGCGATGCTACCCACGCGAATCACTTACCCCTCTGTCGGTCTGCGCCGCCTTCTTCTTGCCATTTATCGCCTTGGCCAGCGCCAATAGGCCGGATTCAATAGAGTCGCCGGCAATGACGATTGCCAGGCCGATAACCCATGCCGAAAAGAAGATTGCCCAGCCCATCACCGACCCACCTCCGGACCCGCGATGCAACTTTCATAGACGCTCTGGCTGTACGCTTTTGAGTGGTCGCAATTTACCCACCGACCTCCATTCAGTGAGGTCCAGCACTTTTCCGGGTCGCTTCGATATGTCTCCACGCCCTGCACGCGACACACGAGCACTGTCTTTGCTCGCCTATCGGCAGGCACACACCCAACAAGGAGAATCAGAAACAGAGCCAGCCATGCTTGCTTGAGGCGGGTCATCGGGCCTTACTCCTCGCAGTACAGAGT